AATGACTTTTAATAAATATCATGTAATTAAAAAAGCAATTAACTACGAGTTAGCTAATTTTATATTTAATTATTTTTTACTTAAAAGAGACGCTGTTGATTTTATGTATAAAAATAATATAACTTATGACTCAGGTATGTTAGGTTCGTGGAATGACCCACAAATTCCAAACACTTTTTCTTGTTATGCTGATCCTGTGATGGAGACTTTGTTAGTGAAAGTATTACCAGTAATGCAGCAAGAAACAGGCTTAAATTTAATTCCAACTTATTCATACGCAAGATTATATAAAAATGGTGATGAATTAAGAAGACATAAAGATAGGCCTTCTTGTGAAATATCTACTACCATTAATTTAGGTGGTGATCCATGGCCTATATTTATAGACGGCACAGGTGCAGATACAGTTATAGATGAATATAAAAAAATACATAAACCCAACGCTCCAAAAGGCACGAAAGTCTTGCTTGAAGTCGGCGATATGCTAGTATATAGTGGATGCGAATTAGAGCATTGGAGAGAACCTTTTGAAGGCAATGTCTGCGGACAAGTGTTTCTTCATTATAACCATGTAAATGGTCCTTTTGCGGAAAAGAACAGGTTCGACAAAAGGCCAATGTTAGGCCTTCCGTCAATGACAAAGGCATAATATGATGGAGTTATATGTTACAAAAAATAGGTTTTTTACCTGGATTCAATAAACAAATTACACCGACAGGGGCTGAAGGACAATGGACTGGTGGAGAAAACGTCAGATTCAGATATGGTACTCCTGAAAAAGTAGGTGGTTGGAAACAATTAGGAGAATCAAAACTTACAGGAGCAGTAAGAGCTCTTCATCATTTTGTTAATAAAGACTCAATTAAATACGCAGCGTTAGGTACAAACAGAATTTTATATGTATACTCTGGAGGAGTATTCTATGACATACATCCATTAACTAATCCATCAGGCACAGCTATCACTAATGCATTTAGCACTACCAATAATGACCCAACTGTAACAATAACGTTTTCTGGTTCTCATAATTTTCAAGCAGGAGATATAATATTATTTGGTGATGCCTCTACATTTTCAGCTATTACTAATTCTAATTTTGGAGCTTCTGATTTTGCTGATAAAAAATTTATGGTAACAAGTGTACCGAGTTCTACTACTATAACTATTACGATGCCTAGTAATGAAACAGGAAGTGGTGCAACTTTATCAGGTGGTATAACATATTTTCAATATTATCATGTAGGACCAGCAGAACAAGTTGGAGCTTTTGGTTGGGGTATATCATTATGGAGTGGTAATGTATTAGGATCCGTTAGCACAACTTTAGATGGATCACTAGCAGATGATACCAATGGGAATAATGGTTCAGCAACAGAAATTACATTAACTAGCACAACAGGTTTACCAACATCAGGAACTAATTCTATTACAGTTGGAACAATAGGAAGCGTAACAGGTAGTGAAATAATTACCTACACAGGAGTTTCAGGAAATAAAATTACCGGTATTACTAGAGGAGCACAAAATTCTACACGACAAGCTTGGTCTAATGGATCAACTGTCACTAACAGTTCTAGTTTTACAGGATGGGGAAACCCAGCAGCCAACACCGATTCAGTAACAGACCCAGGTTTGTGGTCTCTTGATAACCTAGGAAGCACTCTAATTGCTCTAATTCACAATGGTGAGTGTTTCCAATGGGATGGTGATGCAACTAATGCAACAGCAACACGAGCTACAATTATTACTGGTGCACCCACTGCATCTAGAGATATGTTAGTATCTACACCTGACCGTCACTTAGTATTTTTTGGAACAGAAACAACTATTGGAGATAAAACAACACAAGATGATATGTTTATAAGATTTTCTTCTCAAGAAAATATAAATGATTATACACCTACATCTACCAATACCGCAGGTACACAAAGACTGGCTGCCGGATCACGGATCATGGGAGCAGTGCTTGGTAGAAATGCTATTTACGTTTGGACAGACACATCTTTATTTACTATGCGTTTTGTTGGTCAACCATTTACATTTGCTTTTGAACAAGTTGGAACTAACTGTGGATTGATAGGTATGAATGCAGCTGTAGAAGTTGACGGCGCTGCTTACTGGATGTCAGACAATGGTTTTTTTAGATTTACTGGTAAACTAGAATCATTAGATTGTTTTGTTGAAGACTATGTTTACGACGATCTTAACACGACATCTAATCAATTAATTTATTGTGGTATTAATAACTTGTTTGGTGAAGTACAATGGTTCTATCCAACATCTACATCTAATGTAAATGATCGTTCTGTTGTATATAGTTATTTAGATTCAACAGTTGATAGACCTATTTGGTTTACTAACGCTAGCACAATATTTAAAAGAACAACTTGGGCTGATTCTGCTGTATTTGGTTTACCACATGCTACAGAATATGATGCAGGTACAGATACATCTTTTGATGTAACTGGTAACACAGATGGAATTAGTTACTATTACGAACATGAGACAGGAGTAAACTATATTAAAAATGCTACTACGTTTGCAGTGCCAGCTAATATTACTTCAGGTGATTTTGACATTACACAAGATCAATCAAGAGGAATTACGTTTAGAGGAGATGGTGAATTTATGATGAGAATAAGCAGAATTATTCCTGATTATATTACGCAACAAGGAACTACGGTTGTACAATTAGATACAAGAAATTTTCCTAATGACTCATCATCGAGCTCACCATTAGGACCTTTTAATACAACATCAAGTACTAAAAAAATAGACACGCGTGCAAGAGCTAGAGCTATTGCATTGACTATTTCTAACACTGCTGTAGATACAAACTGGAAACTAGGAACGTTTAGATTAGACGTTCACTCAGGAGGAAGACGATAATGGCCATTACTAGATTACAACAAGCTAGACAAATGTTTAGATATGGTGGCGACACTATGGGTGGACCTAATGATAAAGGCGCTAATAAAGGTGGTAATGGTGCAGTCGATACTGGAGATTTAGGAACTGAAAAAGCAAATGTAGCTAGCACTAAAAGTGCAGAAACAAATTTAGGTATGAGTAATAGAGATAGGGCTATCTCAAACATGTATACTAACATAAAAGCTCCAACTAAAACAGTGACTTCAGTTAATCCACATACTGATAAAATAACGACTATGCAAGTTCCAACTACATATCAAGAAAAATTTGAGAGTTATGGTAACCCAGGATTTGGAAAAGATAAAGGCCTTGGTTTTAATTTTGCACCTACAGATTCAACAAAGTTTAATTTAAAAGGTGCTTTATTTAATGCTGCTCTTTTTGCAATTAATCCTGCACTAGCAGCTAAATATAGTAAAGCAAAAACTGCATATAACGCAATAAACTTTGCAAGTGAATTAGCTGAAACTTTTGGAATAACAAATACTAATATAGCAGAAAATTTTATAGGAAATTTAACTAGTAATTTAACTAGTAAAGGTAAAACAACTTCTAAAAAAAATGACGATCCAACTACTAGAGACGGTGATGGTCTAGGATCAACACCAGAAATGGCAGCATTAAGAGATGAATATTATTTATTATTACAAAAATTACAAACAGGTAGTATTTTAAATTCTGAAAGAAACAGATTAACAGCATTGGGAAATTTATTGGGGATGGCATAATGGCTAAAATAGTACAAACATTAACAAGAGCTAGCGGTGAGTACAGAGAAGATGTAGCTCAATCTTTAGTCAGAGATTTAGACGCCGTGTTAGAAAAATTAAATACAACTTTTCAAGAAGAATTAAAACAGGAGATAGAAGCTAGAAGTTTCTTTTTAGATTAATGGCAGTAGTAAACCAATACAAATTTGCAGGGTTAAATGCTAATACGGATAACACAGAAAAAAATCCTTTTGGTAGTAGCAATCCTTTAGTAAGTGAAACTTATCTTATTAAATCAATTATAGTTAAATCTGCAGGAACTCCTACACCTACAGTAACAAATGATGGCATTGTTGTTATACAATCAGCAGCACTAGTAGCCAATCAAAGTAAAGAATTATTAACACAACCGTTAATAGTTGAGGGTGGAAAAACCCTTACAATTAAAGCAGGTAGCGCAGACGCTTTTACATTTGGTGTCAGCTATCTAAACATTAAGAAAGAGGTAACAACATAATGATAGAACTAAAACCAGAAAAAATAATAACAACAATAAAAAATAAAAAAACTGGAGAGATATATGAGAACGAAGAAGCTTTAAAAGCAGCTAATATCCCTGCAGAAGACGTTCAACGAGATGTGACAGTTATAATGCCACCTCTTGATTTAATAGGAAAAACCAAGTAGTATGAACAACTCTTTAAAATAAGGCAATTATGGCAATAACAGATATAGAAATTGAAGATACTTTAGAAACCGGCGCTCCATCAATCAAATATAAAGACGATGATATGACACCTGCAAACCCTAGATTATTAGCAGGACCGGATAGTTATCAAAGAATTTTAGAAACCGTAATGACAGAAATGGAAGCTCAATTAGGTAGAGAGTTAACCGACTCCGAATACGATGAAGCTGGTAAAATAGCTTATGATATATTTACTGGGGGTTATGCAGAGGGTGGTTCAGTAAATTACAGTACAGATAAAAATTACCAAGGTTGGAAAAAAACATACGAAACAAATAAAGATGCTGCTTCCATGAATGAAAATCATTCAAAATATTTAAAATATTATAACAGAGAAAATAAAGCTTATGGTGGTATCATGGGCTTAGATGGTAGACGTCAATATGGTATTGGATCATGGTTCCAAGAAAAGATTATGGATCCGATTAAAAAGAATCCAATAGTTTCAACAGCCGCAGCTGCTTTGGCTGCAGATCGTTTTTTACCTGAAGGAAAAGGAAGAGGTTTTTTAACAGATTTTTTATTGGGTGAACAAAATGTAGATACAGGCGGTAACGTATTTAGATCTGGTGGTGCTTTTGAAAAGGTAGGAAGTGGTATACAAAAAGTTTTAAACACAGAAATAAAAACTGACCCAGATTCAACTCGAACTCTTCAAGATGTTTTATTATCAGGTGTAGCAAGAAGTGCAATTCCTGTTATCGGTGGTCTTACAGCTGGTTTGTTTGCTGACAAGATAGATAAACCAGAAGAGATAGGTTTAGATAGAGGTACAGGTGTTGGTATACAAAACGTTAGAAAAGCTGCAAACTTATTAACACCACAAGAAGGTATGTCTGCGGGTTTAAATTTTTTACCAGATGTTGCAGCCAGAAAATTTACACCAGCTGAAATGGCTCTTACTTATGGTAACACAGATACAAATCCAATCCAACAATTAGCTGAAGGTGGTAGAACTGGTTATGCCGAAGGTGATAGAGTTACGGCTCAAGAACTAGTCAGAAGAATGCAAGAA